TAGTAGACATTTACCCTTGACCTGCTCATGTGGACCTCTTTGCAGATCCGTTCCCATTTCTTGCAATCTATATGCCGCAGCTCCACCACAGTGCGCTCCATGCTGTTCTCTGGCAACAGGTCAATGAGATCCATTACCATGGTAACAGCTCGGCCCATGGCTATCCGCTGGGCCTCTATGCGCTCCTCAACCTCTGACAAGCGAAAGACAACGGACACGGCCCCCTCGCTTTCTGCCGCAGAGTGGGAGGCCGGCATGGTCATGTATGCCGATCCGGGCGCCGGTGCCTTTAGCTCTCGCGCCAGTACATCGTGCCGCCGCTCCAGTATGCGCCGCCGTTCCCGCGCCATGTGGTACTGCTGTAAATATTCTTTTACGGCTTCGCGGGTGGCCCCGCCCGTTGCCTGCTGCTTCATGTTCACACCTCGGTTATGTCAATTCCGCGCCGCTCTTTCATCAGCTTTCGCTTGATCAGATATTCCCGCGTCCTGGTGGGCTTGCTTTTTACATCCTCCACCACCAGCCGCCCGTCCCGCTCCCTGTATGTAAAATCTGCCCGGTATCGGATGGCCCGTACTCTCCGCCCCTCCTGGTCTGTATATGCCTCTTGCAAAGTAAAATCCACCTGGAGGCGCAGATCATGGATTTCTCCGGCTTGCTGCCGTAGGGTCAGGTGGTCATATCTCCGGGCCTCTTTTTGACTGTCAAAGCGGAGAACGGCCCCGGAGGCGGTGACCCGCTCGGTGGGGGTGTTGCGATATTTCGCCGCCCTGTCCGTATTCTGCACAGCGGCGGCGGGAGGCGCAGGCCCCCGCCGCTTCTGCTGCTTCATGTACTTTTCCACGGCCTGCTGCTGATATTTGGGCGGCAGGTCCGAAAGGTTGATGGCCATTTATTCGTCCTCCAGGTCCGGGACCTCTACATATTGCCACGACATAGGCGGACGGTTTAGCCCGAACTCTGCCAGCGGGCTGGGGGTGTCGTATTCCTCCGCCTCTCCCACAATCCAGCCATACAGCGATTTTCCGCCGCCGTCCTCCGCACCAGCGGAATGGCCTTTTTCAGCTCATTCACCGCATAGGACAGGCGCCAGCGGGCGCAGATATATGCGTCATGCTCTGCCAGCGCGCAGCCCTCACATTGCTGTGGCCTTTTCTGCTCGGTCACTTCTGGCCACCTCCCGGCAAAGGAATAAACCGGCATTTATCCACGGCAAACTCCGCCACATATCCGATGGCCGTACATGCCAGCATAATGTCCGCCATGAGATCGTCCGCGTCCTCCTGTCCGCGTCCGTCCCTGTTCATGTTCCGCAGGTTCCGCGCCATGATCTGGCCAAACTCGTGCAAATTTTCCGACGCGGCCAGCCACCGCTCTTTCTCCACGGTGTAGCCGATTTCGATTTCGCCCACGGGTCACACCTGCCTTTCAAAGCGCCCCATGTAGTGGGCGGCCCATTCCGTTGTTGCGTCCTCCTGGTCATCCCACGGTGAGGCAGAGGGCGGGAGATCCGGGAAATGCGCCCGCAGGTTGTCCTTGTAGAAAACCGGGATTTCGTTCTCCGCGCAGAACTGCGTGATCCAGTCCACCCACTCCCGCCGCGGTGTCACCTTGTCCGCCCGGTTCCCGGTTTCGGCCCCCAGGATCACCCACTGGGGCAGGCCCTCCGCCGCGCTCATGTCCACCGGCCCCAGCAGCGGCTCCATGGACCAAAAGCTGTTAATTGCCACGCCCTGCATGGTGTACATGGCCGCCGCGTCCTCATTGGCCACCGTGGACCCATACCAGAAATTATTTTCATGCGGGAGTAAGCCCATGTAGTCCAGTTGCAGGTATCTGGCCGGGTTTTTCGTCAGGAACAAATAGCGGTGCTGCGGTGCGCGGCGGCAGGCGTCCAGGACCTCCGCGATCCAGGAGGTCGGCACCCAGCGCCCGAACAGATCCGCCATGCTGCACACAAAAATCGTCTGCGGCTCCGCCTGGCGTTCCGGCTGGTTCAGGCGGTATCTGTGCATGGTGGGTTCAAATCCGTATGGGTATGGCGTGGCCTTGATCTTCTCCTCCAGCACATGGAGGCCGTCAGCCAGCGGATCAGGATCCGCACACCCGGCGTCAAAGCGGTGGGCGGTTCGTCTGGCGTAGCAGTATGGGCACCCATGGCGGCACCCGGTTACAGGGTTCCAGCTCATGGTGGCCCAGTCAATTTTCGTCTTGTTCATGTCGCTTCCCCTTTCAAAGTTTTTCCACGATTTTCCCCAGCCACCGCTCGGCGGCCTCCACGCAGCTGTCAAACAGGAGGCCGTCCGGGTGTTCTTCGATGTAATGGCACACGCCGCCGTCTTTTTCGTAGTCGCAGCACTCGCAAAATTCAGCGGTGCATAAGATCCTGGCCAGCTCCTCGCGGGAGGCCGCCCCGATCATGTCCTCCATGGTGGCCAGGACCTCCGGTGCGTTTTCTTTTCTCCAGTGTTTGCAGGCTTTCCCCATGTAGTCCAGCAGGCACCCGCCGGCGCCTTGGCACCTATCGCATATTTTCATTTCTATAATCCGCCTTTCTGCGAAAGGCACCGACGGGGTTATGAAACGCAGGTGCTTTCGCCTGAAATTGATGTTTGCTATACTGTTCACGGGAGTGCTCGGTATACTACAGAGACCGTGGAGGTGAGTGGCGGGGCTGTATAACGGCAACCCCGCATTTCTATATGGTTCGGCCACCCGTTAAGGCATCAACGAATGGCGCATGACAGCAGCCCGTAAACTTATCTCTTTCAAATCGACTCGATTTTGCCGGGTGGCCAGTCCCTGCCGAACCTCCCCAAACACTGTGTCTGGAGGGAGGCAAATGGCTTTCAAAATTCTCCGCAAAAACTGCTGTGGACTGGACATTCACAAAACCTGGATATTTGCCTGTATCGGTATCACGGATTCCAATGGCCGGACAGAGTACAAGCAGGCTCGCTTTTCCTCGTTTTCCAACGGACTGAGGGATCTGGCTGACTGGCTTGCGAAATACTCCTGCTCGGATGTCTGCATGGAATCCACAGGGAAATACTGGATTCCTGTATTCAATATCCTTGAAAAGACCTGTTGGGTCACCTTGGCGCACCCGAAATACACGAAACCGCAGAAGGGCAACAAAACCGACCGCAAGGACGCCAAGTGGATTTGCGACCTGTATATGTGCGGCATGGTCAAGCCCAGCTTTATCCCACCGCCGGACATCCGCCAGCTCCGTGACCTGATGCGCTACCGTGTGAAGCTCACCAATATGCTGACCGGAGAGAAGAACCGCGCCCAAAACTGCCTCACCGTTTCCAATCTGAAGCTGGATGATGTGTTTTCTGACGTGTTTGGAAAATCCTCACGCTCCATTATCCAGTACATTTTGGAGCATCCTGGTGAGCAGTTTGATGTGACTCCGTTTATCCACCGGCGCTGCAAGCATCCTGTTGAGGAAATCCAAGCTGCTGTGGACGGGGTGGTATCCCGTGAACAGGCAGCCAAACTCAAGGAATGCCTGCTGCACATCGACCAACTGAATGCGCACAGGGAGCGTATCGAAGCTGAAATCCTCCGGCTTGCTGAGCCCTATCCTTACCAGTTGGAATTGATCCGCACGGTTCCTGGCTTTGCCGCCGCTCCGCTGACGGCTGTGGCCCTTATCTCCGAGATCGGCGTTGATATGTCGGTATTTCCCTCTGCAAAGCACCTGGCTTCCTGGGCTGGATGCTGTCCTCGAAATGACCAGAGCAATAAGAAAGTGAAGTCCACACGAATCTCCAGAGCTGGCTGCTATTTGAAGCCTCTGCTGGTTCAAATAGCAAATGCCGTCATAAAATCCGACAGGCACCCTGAATGCAGGGAACGCTACCGCAGAATCAAAGCCCGCCGTGGGCACAAGAAAGCGATTATCGCTGTATGCCGGATGCTTCTGACCGCTATCTGGAACGTCCTGTCCAAGCTGGAGCCTTATTCCGCAAAGGGTTATCTTGCCGACAAGCTGACGGAGCATTCCGTTGTTATTTCCAAGGCGGAGGGCCTGGCTCTACTTCGCAAGCGGGGCTATATTTTCAAGGACGAACTGGCCGTCGAGTCAGGTTGAGACCCTCTTCCATATCGTTTTTTCCCGCAGTCCCTGCGGCTGTGTTTTTGCGCCCTTTTTCCTTCTGCTTCGGCTATCGCTTTGTTTCAAACTTCTGGCCTCCCAGCATAATCATTTTTCTCTTACCAGCTTGTCAATTATGCGGCCCTGCTCCTTGTAGCCGCACATGGCTGCCAGCTTTTCCAGGTTATAGGCCGTCTGTGCGGTCACCAGGACGCTGATCCGGCGCATATTTTTTCTTTTGCTCATACGGTCACCGCCCTTTCCAGTTCCTCCATGGTGTTGATCTCCACCCCTGCACACCACTCCGGCAGATTAGCCCGCACCAGGGCCGTGGCAAAGGGAGGCGGCACCGCATTGCCGCACCGGGCCACCTGCTTGCTTTTCCCGTAGGTCTGGCCGGTGTAGTCCCGCTCGATCTTGTAATCATCCGGGAAACCGTTGGCCCGGTACAGTTCCCGCGGCGTCAGCATACGCAGGCCAATGTCCGCCATGAAATACCAGGCACCACCGATCTGGAACAGGATCACATCCTCCGGCCCCAGGTCATAGCCGCAATATGTATTCAGCAGCTCCCGGATCTCCGGCCAGTGTCGGAGATCCGCCCCCGGCTCCGCTCTGGTGATCTGCGTGGTGACCACACCATGGTGGCCTCCGCCGGCGGTGATAGTCTGCACCGGCTCCGTGGCCGGTCCTCCCAGGTTTGTGCCTTTCATCTTGACCAGGTGGGCAGTTGTCAGCCCCTCCCGGTCCTTTGCCGTTACCGTGTGGAGCGGGTCCTGTATGTTCTGGCCGTGCTGGTCGCTCCCGTAGTATTTGACCAGGCTGGCCGCCGTTAAGCCGTAGCGGTTGGCGGCGTCAATGGTCATAATCGGCCCGGTGATCTCCTGGCCTCTCACATGCTCGGACTGTTCCGTGTGGTACTGGATCAGGGAGGCCCCCAAAAACATTTGCCCGCCTCCGCCGCCGGTCCGCGCCGTGTCTATTGGCTCATTGACTGGGTGGCCCGTGGAGTTAGTGGTGTTGGTCACTGTCCAGGGCACCATGGCCGGACTTACCACCCCATACCCATGCTTTGCTGTAATGGTCTGGAGCGGGTCCTCAATCTCCTGTCCCCGGAACTCTCCAGCATGGTTGACCACCACCAAAAACGGGTTTGCAGACTTGACCACGAACTTGTCCACGCCCCTGGCCACCCGGCGCATGGTGTTGGGCCGGAGTGGCCGCTGGGCGGAAAGGCCGTATTTCTCCCGGATTTCCTCCCGTGTGTCAAAAATGGAGGGACAGGGCAGGCTCCAGTCTATGATCTCCGCCGCACTCCGCCAGGGCAGTTTCTTCCCGGCCAGTACCTCCGGGCTGTCCGCTGGCGCGTGGGTAGGCTCCGGCCATACAATGGGCCGCCCGTCACAGCGGGCAATCAGGAAAAATCGCTTTCTGGTTGTCGGCGCCCCATAGTCAGCCGCCACCAGCTCCCGCCATTCCACCGCATAGCCCAGGCCCTCCAGTTGGTCAATAAAGCGCCGGAATGTTTGCCCGGCCTTTGCCTTTACCGGGTGCCCACGGCGGACCGGCCCCCAGGTCTGGAACTCCTCCACATTCTCCAGGATGACCACGCGGGGCCGGACTGTCCCAGCCCACCGCAGGACGATCCAGGCCAGCCCCCGGATGTTCTTGTCCACGGGCTTCCCGCCCTTGGCCTTGCTGAAATGCTTGCAGTCAGGGGAGGCCCACAGTAAACCCACCAGGCTTCCTCCTGTGACTTCGAGCGGGTCCACATCCCACACGCTCGCCTGATAGTGGACGGTGTGCGGGTGGTTGGTCTTGTGCATGAGGATGGCGTCCGGGTCATGGTTGATCGCTATGTCCACCACCCGGCCCGTGGCCAGTTCAATTCCCGTGGAAGCTCCACCGCCGCCGGCGAAACTGTCCACGATCTTTTCCTCCCACATGCTGATCTGCGCCTTGCTCATTTTCCTGCCGCCTCTCTCATGCCGTCCACATACCTGGTGGCCGCCTGCTCCGCCTCACAGTATGGGCATTTCCCATTCATCCACCCAGCGCGGAACATGCCGCCACATTCCCGGCATGTCACGGCGTCGTGTTCTCCCGTGGCCAGTTGCACCATAAAGCCCCGCAGGTTCATGGCCCAGGTTATATATACCTCCTTGGCGTAGATTGCCGTTGCCAGGTTGTCCGCCATGTCCACAGCCTCCCAGCGCGGGATTAGGATCGCGTGATTTTCCCGCGTCCGTTTCCCCGGCTCTGCCCATCCGGCCCTTTTTGCTCCTTGGTATTCCCGCGCTTTGGCGCTGGCCGCTTTGTATGCTTCTGCAAAGTCTTTCACTTTGTTCTCCCTCCTGTCATTTCCAGATACAGGGCGCAGTCTTTCCCAATCCTCTGGCAGTACGCCCATTCCACCATGGCGCCCCGGCTCTCCTGGTAGTCCGGGAGGAACACGGCCAGGTCCGACGCCTCCAGCATGGCCAGCGCGATCCGCATATAATCCCCGTCGGTCAGACCGTCCGGCAGGGTGGCAGGGTTCAGGACTACATGGCCCGCCGCCTCCAGGGTCTTGGCTGCCTCCCGGAACTTGGCCCGATAACGCCGATCCCCGGCAATCTTTCCCGCTATGTAAATTTTCATTGTCTGCGCCTCCTATTCGTTGAAAACCT